AAATATATTTTGGATTAAATATATTTTGGATTAAATATATTTTGGATTAAATATATTTTGGATTAAATATATTTTGGATTAAATATATTTTGGATTAAATATATTTTGGATTAAATATATTTTTTGGATTAAATATATTTTGGATTAAATATATTTTGGATTTTTTGGATTAAATATATTTTGGATTTTTTGGATTAAATATATTTTGGATTAAATATTTTTTGGATTAAATATATATTTTGGATTAAATATTTTTTGGAATTAAAAATATTAATATATTTTTTGGAATTAAAAATATTAATATATTTTTTGGAATTAAAAATAATAATATATTTAATAATTATAATAAAAATATGGAAACACAAGATAAAAAATCATTAAAAGAAAAATTCTATGCAATAATGTTTTTACATTCATTAGGAGATACTATTGGGTTTAAAAATGGAGAATGGGAATTTAATTATCTAACAAATGATGTCACATATAAAACAACACTTGAAATTGTATTTCAATTTATATCACTTGGTGGTTATAGTTCAATTAATCTTGAAGGATGGAATGTTTCAGATGATACATTATTTCATTATGCAACAGCTAATGCATTATTAGAATTAAATCAAGATGATATTGATATTGATATTAATCATAATCAAATTAATGAAAATTTTATAAAAATATACAAAAAAAATTTATCATCAATGTTAAAAAAAATAGAAGATGATCAAAAGGAATTAGAAGATAAGGAACTAACAATTGAAAATTTATCCAAATATAAATTTAGAGGTATAGGGAAAAAAACAATGGAAAGCATAAGAAATTTTGAATCAAATATTACACCATCATTTATTTTGAGTGGAGGTAATGGTTGTGCAATGCGTTCATTATGTATTGGTATGATTTTTCACAAACCAGAAGATCTAGATAAATTAATATTGACATCCATAGAATTGGGTAGATTAACACATCCATCACCCATAGGATATTTAGGTGGTTTCACATCAGCATATTTTGTTCATCTAGCATTAAATGATATACCTATTGAGAAATGGCCATCATTATTAATTGAGATCGTAGATTCAAAAAAAATATCAAAATTTATTAATAATGAAAATTATGATGAAATATTAGCATATAGGAGATTTATATCATTATGGAAAAAATATATTGAATTAAGATTTAAAAATGAAAAAATAATAAAAACTGCATCCCATCGTAATTTAATATTTCGTACAAAATTTTTTTATGATTTTAAAATAAATTATGATGTATTAAATGAAACTGATCCAAATGAAAAAAATTATATGTCTATTGTAAGTAGTATTGGTGATTCTGGAGTTACCGCAATGTTAATGGCATACGATGCACTTATAGACGCAGAAAATTCATGGGAAAAATTAATATATTATGCAATGTTACATGTAGGTGACTCTGATACTGTTGGTGCTATAGCTGGTGGATTATTTGGTGCAATTTATGGAATAAACAAGACACCATTAAGAATGATAGAAAATATAGAATATTATGATCAATTAAGAAATATTACTAAACAATTATATAAAAAATTTGGAAAATAAATTAACTATTAGTTTTCATAAAGTTTATTAAATCATCAGCTGATCTATTACCATCATATCTTAACATTTTACCTGATTTTGTATGTAAAATAATTGTAGGAAAACCTTTAACGAATGATGGATCACATTTTTCTTTGTTTGCTTCACAATCAATCACATTAACAACGCATATTGATTTGAGATTGTTAGCATCATATTTAGATTTAAAATCATCTGAATCTAACATTGCTAATAATTTCTTTGACCATCCACACCAATGCGCAATATGTACATTTAATGACGCTACACCATTTGGTATCTCGTGCGTTACTTTTGTGGATTGATTTAATTGTACAATTTGTGATGGTTGTTGATTGCAATTACCAAATTTTTCTGGTTTAACTTGTGATTTAATTTGTGATTTACCAGAAAAATTAATTGTGTATAGAATTAAAATTAATATAGCAATTAATAAAATTATAACATAATTTTGTTCAACCATTAATAATATTAAATATAGAAAAATATTTTTCTTTAATTATTATTATATTATGGATTTAGTAAGACTTTTTTTCAGCCCAGTTGGTAATGACGTTCGTGGTGAACAATTTATGCATCTAGCATACAATGGTATGGAGTACAGCAAAGCAATTAATGCCGAAAATCCAGAAACACTTGTTAATGAACCATTATTACAATTAATGTTAGAACAAAATTATCAAGGTGGTGGTGATGCTGAGACTGTTTCTGTTAATTTTACCAATTTTATTTTAGATGTTGCACGTCATCATCGTAATTTAGATGATGGAGAATCTATTGGCGCCAATGCAACTAGTGCCAAACGCAAAGTTTTTGATAGTGTATATAAGGCTGATAATGTACCATTACAAGTTATGAAATTTTTTACAACTTTTTTACATGTTGTAGATACTACATCAAACCAACCAGTAGATTTTAAAACAGCCGATCCAACTAGAGTACGTTTTAATTTTGCTAAGAAATCAGTAGGTTCTGGTGATGCTGACACCGAATTATTTGCTGAAACTTTACCTTTATTATGCAGCTGTGTTAAAAAGATGATAGTTTCTAAAAATAGTGGTACCACTCTTAATACTATAACAAATGTATCTGTAGATACAAATGCCAGATCATTAAGAGATTTATATATTGATGCCAAAAAAAGTATAATAGATGGTACTGTAAAGAGTTATTTATATAACGCAACTACACAGAATTGGTACGATCTCAATAAAACAGCTGATACATATTTTAAATTAGATGTACCAACATTCATTAAAAATTCTATTTTAGCTAGAGATAAACCAGTTAAATCAAGCCCATCTGCAACACCAGCTGAAACAAATTTTGATGATTTATATGAATCAGTTGTTACTGGTGTTAGATACATTCGCAAAAATGGTACACTTGTTAAACTTAATGAAGATGGTTCTACAGGTAAAGAATATAAAGACAGTGAATTAAACATAGCTTTAACACAAGGTGCACCAAATTGCGCAACAACTGGTATTGATGTTTCTAACTGCACTATTGTTTCTGAATGTTTATTATCTGGTAAACCAGAAACATTATCAGTATGTTTAGCTAAATTAAAAGAAAAAGATATGTTTGAAGTTGCACGTAAAGAAGTAAACAACATGCATCCTCAAGTAGCAGTACAATTATTAAGAACTTTTGGTTTCAAACCACGTAAAGAAGCTGGTTCTAATACTTTACTTCCTCCTACATTTGATGAATGGAAAAGAAAATTATCTAGAACTGTTGATGCCACAACTGCATCAACTATCCTTGCAAATTCACAATTAATGAAATATTTACAAGCAATTGTAAGCATTGTTCGTTCTAATCCTGCTATCATTAACACTAATATACAAAGTGGTTTAACATCTGATTTCGCTAGAAAATCAGGTTTAACTGTTTTCCGTAACCCATTCCCAGAAAGATCTACATCTGCCGATGTTGTTGATGGTTTAGTATTTACCCAAAATCAAATGATTCCTCAAGTGCCATTAGCCTTAAGAATTGCAAATATTTCATCAAGAATGCCAGTTCCACTTAATTTAGTTGGTGGTGGTGAAGATGCATGTGTAAATTCTGCTCAAATTGGTAAAGCATTCAAATTAATATTTGCAGAGATGGAAAAAAATGGTAAAGTTTTAGTTGAATCTGATAAAGCACGTATTCACGCTTCCGTTGAAAAACTTGGTAAATTAGAATCTCAACTTATCAAATTAATGGAAGATGCTAAATTATTTGCCAAACTTAATTCAGCTTTAAATCCAGGTCAATCAACTTCAGATACTGTTACATTAAAAGATATTTCCAATGTAAGAGATAATCTTTCAAGCGATACTCTTACAAATCTCAATGATTGTATAAATAAAAATATTTCAGACCAATCTCAATTATCATCTGATTTAGTTAACAAAGTCCAAATGCCATTATTAGAATTATTACTTGGCCGTACAAACCCACTTTTAAATCAACTTTAAATTAAATGTTTGTTATTTATTGGATTATAAATTTATTGGATTATAAATTTAATGTTTTATTATTTGTTGGATTATAAATTTAATGTTTTATTATTTGTTGGATTATAAATTTATTGGATTATAAATTTAATGGATTATAAATTTATTGGATTATAAATTAATTGGATTTAATTAATAATTTAATAAATAAACTTTTTTTCTTTTTAATTATATATATGAGTATGTTAAATCTTTTCTTTAGTTCAACAGCCGGAGATACACGCGGAACAAAGTTTGCACACCTTGCATACAATGGTATGGACTTTACAAGACCTATTAATGTAGGAAATCCTAATTCACTCATCACAGAACCTGTTTACCAATTAATGTCTTGCCAAAATATGACAAGCCCAATTGAAGATTCAACTGAAGATTCTATTTCCCACAATTTTATACAATTCATTATTGATACTGCTAAATATCATAGAGAATTAGATGATAATAACCCAATTGATGAAACAGATACAAAAAAAAACATATTTAATAATATTTATTTAAATCCAAATGCTGATTTATTTACACGCAAATTATTTACCACATTTATTCATGTAGTAGAAATAAACACAAATAGAGTTGTAACTGATTTTGCACGTTATCAAAACAGATTAGGCGATATCCGTTTTAATTTAGCTAAAGTTGATGTATCTGCCGAATCAAAACAACGTATATTATTTGCTGAAACATTACCATTACTTCCTGAAATTGTTGACTGCTATTATTTACCAACAGATAATTCATCTACTTTTGATACAATAAAAAATACGTTAAAAGCTAAATTACAGTCTATTTATGACACAATTAAAAAAAATCCTGTTAAATCAGGTCTTTTTGCTACAGCATTAGCTGCTGGTGCATTTGCTGGTTTATCATATTTAGGGATTTTGGGCACAGCAGTACCACAAACAACATCACTCGCATTATATTACGCACCAACAACAGAATTAGCACTCTTTGAATCTGTATCGAAACTTAGCTATTGTATTAATCATGCGAGAATGCCAACATTTATCGGTAATTTAGTAAGAATAGCAGTCCCAAGAGGTCTTGTTGGTGGTGGTGCAAATAAGGATGATGATAATAAACTTACTAGAATATTTGCTGATATTTATAATGTAGCAGTTGGATTAGATATAGCAGGAATACCTTTAGAAACAAATGATAAAAAATTTATTTTAAAACTTCAAAAATCAACTGCCACCGATTTTGGTATAGATAATGATAAATTTTATTTAAATGTTATTAAAGCAAGAGATAGACAAGTTCCCAGATCATCATCAAAACCAACACAAGTTGGTTTTGATGATTTATATGAATCAGTTGTTACTGGTGTTAGATACATACGTAATAAAGATGGAGAATTAGTTGAACTTAAAGATGATGGTACACATGGTAAGAAATTTGATAAAACAGAAATTGAAGCAGCTGTCAAACAAGGTGCACCAAATTGTGCAACAACTGGTATCAATGTGTCTGACTGTACTGATGTATATAAATGTTTATTATCTGGAAGACCAGAAACTTTATCTGAATGTTTAGATAAATTAGCAAATGCTAATATGTTTGAAGTTGCACGTAAAGAAGTAAATAAAATGAATCCACAAGTAGCAGTACAATTATTAAGAACTTTTGGTTTCAAACCACGCAAAGAAGCTGGTTCTAATACTTTACTTCCTCCTACATTTGATGAATGGAAAAGAAAATTATCTGGAACTGTTGGTGCCACAACTGCTTCAACTATCCTTAATAATTCACAATTAATGAAATATTTACAAGCAGTTGTAAGCATTGTTCGTTCCAATCCTGCTATCATTAATACCAATGTACAAAGTGGTTTAACATCTGATTTCTCCAGAAAATCAGGTTTAACTATTTTCCGTAACCCATTCCCAGAAAAATCTGTATCATCAGGTGTTATTGACGGTGTAGTATTTAATCAAAATCAAATGATTCCTCAAGTGCCATTAGCCTTAAGAATTGCAAATATTTCATCAAGAATGCAAGTTCCACTTAATTTAGTTGGTGGTGGTGAAGATGCATGTGTAAATTCTGCTCAAATTCGTAAGACATTTAAATTAATATTTGCAGAGATGGAAAAGAACGGTAAAGTTTTAGTTGAATCTGATAAAGCACGTATCGATGCTTCCATTGAAAAACTTGGTAAATTAGAATCCCAACTCATCAAATTAATGGAAGATGCTAAATTATTTGCTAGACTTAGTGAAGCATTCAAATCAGATGAATCCGTAACATTAAAAGATATTTCCAATGTAAGAGATAACACTCCCGAAAATACTTTATCAAATCTCAATGATTGTATAAACAAGAATGTTGCAGATCAATCACAATTATCATCTGATTTAGTTAACAAAGTTCAAATGCCATTATTAGAACTATTACTTGGCCGTACAAATCCACTTTTAAATCAACTTTAAATTTTTTTATTATAAAATTCTAAATTAAATCATTTTTTTATCTTTATATAAATTATATATATGTATCAAGATTTAGCACCTTTTGTAAACAATGATCAATTAGCATTAGATTTTTTACGTTACAATTATATTGGTCAAGATTTTAGTAGACCAATAAATAAGCCCGAAACAGCCGACACTATAAAAGGCGAAGCTGTATACCAATTAATGTTAAAAAATAATTATATTGGTAAAGAAAATTCCGAACCTGATTGTTTAGCATATGTTTTATGTGAATATACTATTGGTAATATTGGTTATTGGCACAATAAAATTAACAATAAACAAGTAAGTGATAAAGATACAGCTGGTAAAATTTATGATGAAGTATATAGAAGATGGAAAGATCTATCTCAATTAGCAAGAAAATTCTATTCAACTCATTTGTATTTAACAAAAAAAGAAAATGGTATAGAAAGCGTTATTAGAGATTTTGATAATATTGAATCAATAGAGAATTTAGTTGGTAGACAAAATATATTTTTACATTTAAGAAAAGCAGCCAATGGTCAAATATTATTTAGAGAATCATTACCTTATTTACCTATTGGTGCATATTTTAAAGATGATAATGGAAATATAACAAATATAACTCCAAATAATCAGGATTATTTAAAAAAAATATATGATAAATACAGATATAGGGAACGTAATAATCCTTTAAGATTAAATTATTCCCGTTTTATTTCAAATGTAATAGCACATGCTGGTGAAAATGTCGATTTATATAAAGTACAAATATCTTCAGAAATAGATAATTTAGATGATTTATATCCATCAGATCCACAAGCAAATGGTGTTAAATTTAGCAGAGATGAAACCGGTTGTTTAGTTAGAAATGGAACAAAATTAGACGATGCTAAATTATTAGAAGATTTAAAGGATGAGACTAATTGTTGGGGAACTGGTATTAAAAATAATGGAACAAATTGTGCTGATGTAAATAAATGTTTATTAGATGTTAAAACACATAATATTAGCAATTGCAAAGACGAATTACAAGATGAAGAATTATTTAATGTACCATCAGATGTTGTAAGAAATATCAATCCAAGAATAATGACTTTAATTGTTGAAAATTTAGGCGTGAGAATTAAACGTGATTCAAATGGATTTAGAACATGTGAAGATTTTTCATCATGGTTAAATAGAACACCAATTAGAGATATTGTAAGAAAAAATAAAAATCTCAAAAGATACATTCAAACTATTATTGAAACATTAAATTCAAATCCAGTTATTTTAAATAAACCATCTACAAAACGTGCAAATACTTATGGGTTATCAACATTTACTACACCAGATGCTCTTAAATCAAACGGGAATACAAGAAATTTAGGTGATTTATTATTATACACTAAACAATTTGGTATGACAAATTCAGGTGTACCTCAATATCCTTCCAATATGCGTTTCATTTTATCTGGTGGTGCTGAACCCGACAGTGATAATGCATCACAACTCAGAAAATTATTTAAAGTATTATTTGATGAATTAGATAAAGCAGGAGTTCCTCTTGTAGATAGAGATCAAAATAGAGTATTTGCTTCAATTGATCAAATGAGTAAATTAGAATTACAATTACCAAGATTATTAGAAGATTTACGCGTATATACCGATTTAATCACAATGTTAAATGATAAAGATAAAGATAAAACTGAATTTGAAGATTTTTCAGATATTAGAAATAATAAAGAAAAATTATCAGAATTAGTAAATAAAGTAAATAAACAAATACAAAAAAATATTACAAAACAAAATTTAATATATAATATTTTATATAATAAAGTCCAATTACCATTATTATCAAGATTAGTTATGTTCTAAATAACTAATTGAGAATAACACTTATTATCAAGATTTATTATTGATAATAACACTTATTATCAAGATTTATTGTTGATAATAACACTTATTATCAAGATTTATTATTGATAATAACACTTATTATCAAGATTTATTATTGATAATAACACTTATTATCAAGATTTATTGTTGAGAATAACACTTATTATCAAGATTTATTATTGATAATAACACTTATTATCAAGATTAGTTATGTTCTAAATAACTAATTGAGAATAACACTTATTATCAAGATTTAATTAATTTGTTTAATTTATTAATTAAATATATATCATTATAAATAATATATATTAATGACTGGTGGCACAATGCATTTAGCTGCTAGGGGTGTAGAAGATATTTTTTTATCTGAAGATCCCCAAATAACATATTTTAAATTGGTGTATAGAAGACATACAAATTTTTCAATAGAAGAAATTAGGCAAAACTTTATACAAAAAACTATAGATTTTAATACTAAAGTTACAGCATTAATAACAAAAAGCGGTGATTTAATAAATCAATCTTCGTTAGTAATAACTTTACCACAAATAGATCAAGTGGCTGATAATATAACAAAAGTTGCTTGGATAAAAAATATTGGTTATCGTATTATAAAATCAATAGATATAGAAATTAATGGTAGATTAATAAATCGTCATTATGGTGAATGGATGTATTTATGGAATGAATTATTTAATCCTCAATATGATCGAGCTGCAAAAATAATAGGAAATATTGACGAATTAACTACATTTACTAATGGCAAATCTTCTTATAAATTATATGTACCATTGCAAATGTGGTTCTGTAAAAACGCAGGTAATGCTTTACCATTAATAGCGTTATTATATTCGGATGTAAAGATCAATGTTGAATTTAATTCATTAGATTATTGTCTAAAAGTATCACCTTCGCATGTAATATATTGTGATGCTGATATTGTAAATTTTAATGAAAATGAAATTATTGTTCAAAATATAGATGGTATAATAGCAGCTGGTTATTTTTCTTCATATGATATATTGAATCGGCAATTATATTATTATAAAATAACAACAAATAATTTTTCAAGTATTCCTTATGGAACAATCAATACATCAAAATATCAAATAATTGGATCAACAACTAATTTTTCAGTAAATCCATATACACAACAAGCAACTTCAAAAATAATTACACCTCAATCCTATCCACAAAATCCAGTAACAACTAATCTACATTTGGGTGATACATATTTACTTGTAAATTTTATTTATCTCGATGATGATGAACGATTAAGATTTTCTCAATCTAAGAATGATTATTTAATTGATCAACTATTTTTTACCGAATATAATGAAGTAAATGGACCTATGGAAATGATAGAATTAAATGTTGACAATCCAGCTAAATTTACATTGTTTGTTTTACAATTGGCTTATCAATATAATGCAAAAAATTATGATAATTATACAGATTCATTTGATCCAAATTTATATAGTGCATCAAATTTAATAACGAATGCAACGATATTATTAAATGATAAAGAAAGAATAACATTTAGAGATTCAAAATATTTTGAAAATGTTCAACAATATCAATATGCTAGAAATACAGGTCCCGTAGGAGTGAATATGTATTCATATGCAATTGATATAAATTCTACACAACCATCTGGATCATGTAATATGTCAAAAATAGAAACAATTAGAGCAAAAATACTTGTAAATCCAATTTTATCAACAAATAATCTTGGTTATTTTCGTGCATATAATGAATGTCATAATATATTAAGAATATCAAATGGATTTGGAGCGCTATTATTTGAAAGATAAACTATTTGAAAGATAAACTATTTGAAAGATAAACTATTTAGTATTGATAAAAGCTGGTGCAGCAAATCCAGACATTATTCTTAAAATTTGATAAGAGAATGAAAAATATTCTATTTCAATTTCCAAATCATTATCCTTCATTACTTGAATAAATGTGGGATTCAATTCATGTTCAATTTCAATATCATCAATTTTTGTAAAATTAGCTGTACCACTGGGTTGTAACAATTTTGGTAATAGACTAAATGAATATAAAAATTCACCAGCATTTAATGAACCAAGATTACACTCATATGGAATTACAGCATTGAAATAACCATAATCACCTGATTGACGTTTATTACCATTAAAATAAAAGGATATTGTTTTTATAATCCGAAGTTGGTCAACTACTAATCTATACACAGTATATGGTGGATAGTTTGCAGTTTGATATGTATATGTAGGTTTAGTTATATTATAATAATCATTTATATTCCAATTTTGTGGATCATTATTAATCGCTTTAACACGCCATAAAATAAATTTTGTTGGATCCGAAAAGTATAATTTTTCTCTTATTTTTCCATTTATTAAATTTGAATATTTATATGTAAATTTTCTTCCATTGTTATAATGATCCGCTAAGAATTCTAATTTAGAAGCGGCAATTCTCATTCGTTCTTCCATTTCTAAATAAACATAATCGACTATCAATTTACATAAAATTTTTGGTTGTTTTTCAATAAATGCACCATCAGAAATTACAAGTAATTCTTGCAGAGGTCTCGTTTTAAAATTTATTGTTATATCCGAATAGAGAATATTTAACATTGGTAAAGAATTAGTAATTTCTCTTGTAAAATAAAAATCCAAGGGTAGTATAAATTGTACATTTGATTTGTTAGCATTATTAAATGTTGTTAAGGTTGTAATATTACCAATTAATTTATTATATCCACTCATTTTAGAGGAAGCTGTGAATAATTTTGTTTTTAATGATAATAAATAAGAATTATAGAAATCAAATGTATCACCATTTATTAATAATTGTAATTTTTCAAATAAATAATGTCCGGGTTCACTAACCCATGAATATTCGGCAGGAAGATTAGCAATCATTGATGTTATAATTTTATCACATACACTATTTTCGTATGTAATTCTAGTTTGGGAATATTCTAAAATTGGATAATAATATAGATTATTCTGATTTTCATATTCAATTTCAGCATTTTCTGGTATTGGTAAATTATTATTATAAATAATATTTGTAACAATATTATAATATTTAGTTTTATTGCCTTGTAAATATGATTGGATATAATTTATAAGTTCAGATAATGATTGTGTTGTATAATTTAATAGATACGCGCCATCTGATTTTGATATTAAAAAATCCTGAACAAATCTAAATACATCAGATTTTAATTGAAAATTATTATATAAATCATCAACATGAGCAGATTTAAAAATTTCTTCAGTAAAATTAATTAAATCAAAATAATCTTGAATATCTAATCCTTCTGCATGATGATACACATAACAATCATATAAATTAGGTGTAACAGAACGGATAAATGGATTAGCTGATTCATTCATTGCTGCTATTAGATCTTGTACACTCCAATTTACAAGTGGATTTAAATAATTTTGTGCATAAATACAATCACCATAAAATGCATATGTACTTGTTATTAATCCTTTAACTGTTGAAATTATACTTAATATAACAGGGTCTGTAGATGTTATTGCTGTATTATAATAATCAACAACATCAGAAACTGTATTATAACTAATATCAAATTGATATAAATTATTTATTTGTAATAATTCTTTATAACTTGAATATCTAATTAGATAATATTGAATTATCGCTAAATAAAGATTAGTATAATTTAACATACCAACAATATCAACACCACTACCATCTATTAAATGTTCAAAATCTGTTTTATTATATGCATTTTGAAAATCATTAAAATCATATCCAATAGTTTGAACTGGAATAGTTACATTATTTCCTGTCTGGTTATATACATATGAATCGATTGTTCCTGTACCACCAATTAATGTTAAATTATAAGATACATCAATTCGTGGATATAAATTACCAGATTGATCAAAACTTGAAACAGTCCCACCTGTAAAATAATTTGGAGTAAATGTAGAAATTTTTGATATTAATTCTTCATAAAATATATTTAATAAATCATTCATAGATAAACCAATATCAGTTTCATAATAACTGGGATTTAATGCAATATTATTATAAAATCCATTAATAAAATATGTTGATTTTGAATGAAGATAATTATAAACCGATGATTGTGCATACATATATCTGGTTGTTCTATTATCAGTCAATACAAATGAATTTACATTTGATCTAAAACTTGTATCATATTTATAATATTGTAACTGATATATATTATAAGTAGATGTATTTAAATTATTTGTATCAAATACCGAATCAAAATCAAAACGCATAAAACTATCAAGTACAAAGTTAATTATTTCAAAAGCATATACTTTTGCTGCGGATGAATCGGGTAAGGATTGAATTAGTGAAAAATATTGCTGTCTGAATGTTTCAATTACACCACGAATATTTGGTATAAAATAAATTTTACCATCAACAGTTAATTGAAAACTTTTCTCTGGTCTAATTAAAAAATAAATTGCAAAATTATTTGTACTTGTTATATATTTATTGGCAAATGCATTAATTAAATCATATTCTTGTACATTTTTATTTGTTGTATCTGATAAAATAACATTGGTTACAATTTTAGTATATAAATTTTTTTTGAATGTTGTTGAATTATTGGATAAATCTAACGTTGTTAAAGATAAGGGGGCTAATCCTGGATTAATTGCTTTTAAATTAGTATTGATTGCGTTTGGTATTTCATTTATTAAAAATAATGGTAAATAATTCATTATAACTACACTTTTTTGTGCATTTTGATTCAAAATAGATGTTAACACTGTATATAAATTTGGTCCAGCTGGATAAGGTATTGCTATTTGTTGGAGTAATGACTTTTGATTGTCGATTGTATATGGTGACCATAATGAATATACATTTAAATAATCTGAAATTAATGTATTTTGATATCCCGAATTAATTATAGTTGTTGAAGTTGATAGATATGATACTAAATCTTTTCTAAAAAAAATATCATTACCTACATATAAAATATTATCTAAAAAATTATCATTTATATTTAATGTATTAGGTAGTAAAATATTTAGAATTTGGAAATCACTTTGTACATTATTATAATCAATCGGAGTAATATTAACATAATTTGTAAATGTTTTATATAAACTCAATCTAAAATGTCTAAAATTATCAAAATATGCTTGTCTTAAAACTATCATTAATTGATAAAATATTTTAAAATTTACTTGTATATTTTGTTGTATTGAATTAATAATGAATGGTTTATTTTTTATTAATGTTGTATCATCAATTATTTCATTTGATGTTAGTGTTGATAAATATTTATAAAGTATAATATACGTATCATATGTATTATAATAATTATTTTGTAAATTAAGATTTTCATAATTTTGATTAGAATAATAAAAATTTAATATATATGTATAATAATCATCTATTTTTTTAGCAAGGAATGTTGTTGATGAAGATGGATTAATTTCATTTAATAAAACATATAAAGCAAATGTATCTCTCAAATTTTGGTTATTACTTACATCCAAAATATTATTAGATAAATCAACTATTGAATATAAATATTGATCATACATAACATCACGAATTAAAAATGGTGACACCAGATTTACTCCGGATATATCCACATCTAATTGATATGATTTTATTATATCAAATAATCTCGAGCTCAATATAGTATTTACACTAAGATTGGATTGTTTTGGTATTCGATTTCCAGATGAATCCAGTATGTAATTACCAGATGAATCTAATTCAAAAAATTTTAAAACTCTATTATTTGATCCATCTACATTATATGCTGAATCTACATGGTAAGTATAATCAGAATTTAAATAAAATATACCATAACCATAATCATATATAAATCTTATAAAATTATTAACGAATTGAATTGAATTTCCATTTGTATTTAAATAAGATGTTATTTCAAGTAGATTTGTTAATATGTCAGATGGATATATACCATTTATGTTACCTTGAATAATATTTGAATTTAAATATTCATATAATTCAACATATACCGATTGATTAAAAAAATTTGTTATTATATCTAATTGTGAATAAATAAGATTACGTGATATATCAAAACTTGTGTCATTATAAATTCTATTAATCAATCTTTGATTTACCGGTGGTAAATTTTTATATATTTTGTATGATTGTAAACCATAATTTACATCATTAATAAATCGTAAAAAAAAATTATTTTGTTGTACATAATTATAAACTTGATCATATATATTACCAGTTCCATTTTTACCATTATTATATAAAGTTGTTGAAATTATTTGTGTAGGCTGATATAAATTTTTCCAATAAATAAAATATTTTGCAAGCATTGAAACAACATTAGCATTTGTTGGATCTTGATATTTAACAATAAAATTACCAATTTCAAATACTAAGTTTAAATTTGATATACAATCACCTCTTTTTAATAATGTATAATTTGTCTCTAAATCTAATTTTTTTACTTCCTGTATAATTTCAGTTTGCGGTACTATTGTAAAATTTGTATGTCTACGATATACCATTTTAAATAAAGTTATCTGAGGATCACCAGTAAGATAAACTGTATCTAATCCTAGTGCTACTAATTGTAATATACTTCCACTTGGCATTTAAGAATATATATAAAGTATATTCTTAAATAAAAAATTAACTTTATTCTTAGGATACTGAAAATGCTAGACCAGCATAACCATTACTTATACGTAAAATATTGTAACATCTAGCATATATTTTAAAAATTAAATTTGTTGTATATTGAATATCTAAAATTGATCCTGGTGCAATTCGTGGATCAATATCTGACAAATTATAAATAAAGGCATCTGGATTTAATTGAAAAATAAATTCAAAATCTTTTAATCTTGATAAATTTAATGTTCCCGATGGTTGTAATTCCTCTGCATTTAAACAAAATCCTAAATTATATATACCAGTATTTGGTGTTCTTGTATGTATTTCATATGGTTGAATAACATTATAAAACCGATCTGTGCCTATATTAGGTAAAACTTTGTTTTCTCCATTTAATAATAATTGTGCATTTATTAAGGGTCCTTTAGTACCACTTACATCTATAGTATAATTTATAAAATCATTATTTAATTTACCAGTTGCATCATATCTATAAACTTCTTTTTGGAAAAAGAAAATTACTTCTTTACAAGGATGTCTAAAATCTAAATGAATCATATAATTTTGAGTATTAATAACATCAAAATAAGATTGTGTTGTTTCTATCAAATATTCATGGGCTGATTGAGCAAATTTTCTACGCTCTAAACCATCTAAATAAATATAGTCAACAAATAAAGATACATTTAAATTTAAAACTTTACTATCCCATATATCTTCTAATGTATAATTATAACCAGAAATATCTTCAATGGTTCCGCATTGATTTATTGATCTAAATTTAACTTTAATAATAAAATCATTATGTTGTGATGCAACTAATGGAAAAGCAGAACCTAAATTTCTAGAAAACCAAAATTGTAGTGGTAAATAAATTCTAAATGCGGGTTTTGTACTTCTATCATAGGTTGTTAATTCGGGAACCATTCCAATTAGTTTATTATAAGTTGGATATAACGTTTCATACAAAGATAGATTGGTCCAGCATTCTAAAAATTCACCTTCAGCTCTATCTATAAATTCACCACCAATATATACATCAATATATTCAATCATATTATGACCAAGATTTTTATTCCAAGAAAATTTTAAATTAGGATTTAATGAATCGGCTAATTCAATTTGATAATCATTATATTGTTGATAATAATAATCCTGTATTTCAACACTAGAATTAATACTTGTTTCAGCAATATTCATAATATTTGATATAACATTATTATCACTAGTGTCAACATAAAAATAATCTTGTAATTGTGAATAAATATCTGAAGTTTTTAAATAATATTTAATTAAAGTCGGTAGATCATTATTAAATAAAGAATTATAATTTGTTAAAGCTGTTTGTCCTTGTACATTAAATAAAACATTCAAATCATCACGTATATTAAATGTAGTCAAACCAATCGCATTTTTGTTACGTATTATGGATCTATAAGCAGCAGTATTATATTTCATAAACTCTGTCACATAGCCATAATATATTGGTGCGTTTGGATTTGTAAATACATATTCAGGTCTATTAAATTGAAATTCGGTAAAGGTAAAATTTGTTTGTGGTATATCTATTTTTAGATAAGTTTTACTTATCAAATCCCCATTCCTATCTACAATGAATGTCACTTCATTGTTAAAATTTATATTTGTATTTGCCTTAACTTCTACCGATTCTATTGCAAAGTTTGTATATCTTCTATAAGCTGTTTTAAAAAAAGTTATTTGAGGTGCACCAGTTAAATATAAATCATTACACCCATAACATATAATATTAAGTAAACCTCCAGGCATATATGGTATATATATTATGTTGTCATGAAAAAAATAAATAAAATACGTATCCATTGAAATGGATAAAAATAAAAAAATGTTAATTTCTATTTCAAGCTGAGCCTTAAATAAAATATATACATGTACACTTACACTTCTCTATCTAGCACTCCTGCTATCCTACTATCTAGCTATCCTGCTATCCTACTATCTAGCTCTCCTGCTCCCTTCTCTCTCGCTCTCCCGCTATCCTACTATCTAGCACTCCTGCTATCCTACTATCTAGCTATCCTGCTATCCTACTATCTAGCTATCCTGCTATCCTACTATCTAGCTCTCCTGCTCCCTTCTCTCTCGCTCTCCCGCTCCCTTCTCTCTCGCTCTCCCGCTCCCTTCTCTCTCGCTCTCCCGCTCCCTTCTCTCTCGCTCTCCTGCTCCCTTCTCTCTCACTCCCCCGCTTCCCGCTCTCCGCTTACTGCTGTCCCATCGCCAGCAGTCGAGAGCGACCAACAGGCGTGCCATTGCTCTTGCCCCTGGTAGTCTTCACCGACACACGAGGCTTGCGCGAGACCTCTTGGAACTCTCCCTCGTCCTCAGTCTTCTCCACATCGTCCTCAGCCGCCGCCCCAGCCTCAGCCGCCGCCCCAGCCTCAGCCGCCGCCCCAGCCTCAGACTGCCTGTCGTCCTCCTCACTGGCAGCACCCATGAGGTCAGTCACGAGCTCATCCTCCTTCCTTCGCTCCTCCACACGAGCAGCCGCCTTCTCCTTCTTTAGCTTCTCCGCCTTTTCCTCCTCCGCACGAGCTGTAGCATCCTCCTTGCGCTTAGCCCACGCGTTCACCTTGGGACCCGGACCCTGCTTCACGCTGGTGTCATTGAAGCCCTGCTGCTTCTTCACACCCTTCACCGTCTCCTCCTTCACAACCTTTCCCTTGTGCTCGGATGCCGGCGATCCACGCTGCTGAGCCAGAGTCTTCGGTCCCTGCATCTCCCGGAACTTCTGCCCGATCTCCTTCGATCGCGCAATGGCGTCCTTGAAGATGGCAGAGAACTCCTCCATGTTGTCACTCCACTTGTACACACACTCGTAGACCTCCTTGAGCTGCGTCACATACGCAAGAAACTGCTCAGAGGTATGCGTTGTGTAGCGCGCGCGAGTAAACTCCCGACCGTTGCGCACAATCGTCTCCTCTCCAGCGAACTTGCGGTACGTTGCACGCTCAGGAGTCAACTCCCGTGCCGAGTACTGCCCGGACGCACGAAAGCAGAGCTCACCGAGGACCATCCGCAGCGCCTTGATGTATGTGAACAGCTTCCCATCGTCCAGGGGTGTGTCCAGCTCATCAAAAGAGCAGTCGAAGTGAAAGTTGAAAGGCTTCTCCTTGGTACGATACTGCAGCTTCCGCAGACAATTGCCCACTGTAGTCTCTCCAAACTCCCGATTGGACGCAAACTCACACAGACAATGTGCCTTCTGGATGATCTTGAAGAACCCAAGTCCCTCCAGACCCTGCAGAATCGTACCATGGAAAGCCTTTTGACCCTCCATCTTTGCGTCAGACGACTGTGTACTGTTGTACATAATCATCATCTCGACGCACATAGCCTGAAGCAGTTGCTCCAAGGCCCCATCCCCTAGCAAACACTCACCGCTGTTGCCAGCAATGAAAGCGCGAGCCTGGGACTCGATAAACTTGATAGTCTGAGACATCATGTTCATTGTAAAAAGTGATCTTTTTATTGATACTTTTAGGGATTTTAGAGATTTTAATTTTTCAATTTTTTTAATAAAAATATTAAAATATAAAAAAGATAATACCTTCTAGTCGTTTAAAGGATAGACAGTTAAAGGATAGTCAATTATATTGCCTTATGGACCACATTATTAATATATGGATTACCGGATAGGTTTTGTTTGGTAAAGGTATCAATATTAGGGTTTTCCATTGTTTTAATAGGGGATCCAGAAAAGGACATAATAAAAGGTAATTTTTCATTAATAGCAATAGTCGATGGTATTAAATCCCTATCTATTTGTAACTTTTCACACATTCTTAACATTGTGAAGTCATATGTAGGGCCTTTATCATAATTTGATAAAGTAGGTGTACGACCAGTCATTTCTACCTGTTCTCTTCCTACATTAATATGAGCATTTATATAATCATCACGTCTTCTAGGTGGTAAATATGTTGAATCACCATTAGCGCCACCAGCAGATCTATCTAATTTTGAATACATTTCACGTCGAGTTGGATCTGGTGTAAATAATTCATAGTTAATAGCATAACCTTTATCACCTAATTGATTTTTAGCACCACCGGCAGATCTATCCAACGCCGAATGAATCTCACGTCTAGTTGGATCAGGTGTAGCTAGATCATAATTTATTGTATAATTTCTCCCACCCTCAACTTGATTAGCACCAGCATTAGCCCTATCCAACGCCGAATGAATCTCACGTCTAGTTGGATCAGGTGTAGCTAAATCATAATTTATTGT